GTGAAAAAGCGGTGGCTGAGTCAGCACCGTATCTAGCCGAGCGCGTGAAGTATCTGGAGATGAGAATTGGGAAGTTGCGTGAGGCTGGGAGAAGTGATCTGAACACCGAGCAATGGTATCTGGAGTTCTACCGCTTAAGTTAAGCGGGTTCATATGCTGAAGCCAAGGAGGACGGTTCATTGCGTCAGTATCCTGTTGACCCCCCGATGCAGGTTGAGGAAGGTATGAGAGCGCACAGTATCGGTGACATGATGGATGTTATTGATATGGCGTGTGACATGATGGACTCAAGCGAGAAGGTTAATTACTACCTCACCCGCGACGGTAAAATCATGGATCAAGAGGCGTGGGACACATGATGCCTACTGATGAGCATTACGACGACGCCACGCACCCTATTCACGCAAAGATGAAAGGCATGAAGCGGGAGATAGAGTTAGCCGCTAAGAGTGGGATAGAGTTTCATGTCCAAGTAGCCGAGCATTACAAGAAGAGCTACTACGATGTGAAGGTGTATGAAAACATGCGGTCAGCAGAGGACTACTTCTACAACAGGACTACGATCAAACCGAGAGGACGCAAGCGGTTGATCAAAGTGGATGCGGGGGTAGTGAAAGTAATCAGAGAACAACGAGGAGAGAAAGTTGAAAATTGAAACGAGTGAAGACGGCATCGTAGCAAACATAAACAGTTCGTTTAACACACGCCCCAAGCCCCGCGATTGGGAGGAGGCGATAAACCAAGTCATTGATGACAAACACAAACTCCGCTGCGCCCTGCTGGATATCCTCATGGCGTGGAATTTCAACACGGGGCTAGCTGCTGTCGAGAACGCACTGCAACGCGCAAAGGAGGTGTTAGATGCAACAGATGTAGACCCTAGCTGATGTATAACGCTTGACAGGGGGGGTTCTCCCCCCTAGACTTACCAAAAACAAAATCACAACAGGAGTATCAAATGCAAGCACCTATGCTGTCGCATAAGCAGGTCTACGCGCTCATCAAAGCCGTAGGTAAAAAGAGAACCGTCGTCGTGCAGGGTGAGACGGGTGTCGGTAAGACCTCCATTCAGATGGAGTTCATGCGTGATCCAGACTTCAAGGATTACCACGTCAACCGCCCCGTTGAATGCACTCAGTTGTCCGATGGTTCGATCTGGATGCCCGACATTGACCGAGAGTTGGGCGTGTCGCGTGAGTTACCCAACGAGCGCTTCAGTATCAACGCTAAGAACCGCAAGGGCGTTGATGGTTCTAAGCCAGTGGTGTTGTTCTTCGATGAGATACTGAAGGCATCTAATCCGGTCAAGTGTATGCTTGCACCGGTCATACACGACCACATGGTGGGTATGTATGGCGCACCAGAGGGCAGCATCATATGGTGTGCCACTAACTTAGAGTCTGAAGGGTTGGGTGACTCAGCCAAGATGCACCTGCGCACACGCTATAAGAGAGTGGTCATGCGCAAGCCTACGCAGCCTGAGTGGGCGAATGAGTTTGCCATACCTAACAACCTGCACCCTGCCATCATCGCCGCTACCGCGCTGCATCCCGAGTGGTTCGACTCGTTCATGGACTACGAGAAGGGCGGCAAGTATGAAGGTCGCACACTGGCGAGTGAGAACCCCTGCATCCACAACCCGCGCTTGGCACAGGACGGCATCGTTAGCCCACGCACACTGCACTCAGCGAGTGACTCGCTGCATGAGGCACACCTGATAGACAGGGAGACACTGTTAGCTGATCTGTGTGGCACCGTTGGGGTTACGGCAGGACATATCATCATGTCAGTGATGCGGTTGGTGAATGACATACCGGCACCCGAGCGTGTGTTTGCCGACCCGGACAACACGATGCTGTCTAACAACAAGTCAGCGCAGGTGCTTCAGGTGTTTCAGTTGTTCAACCGCGCTACCACACGCGACGATATGGCGGCTGTCGTGCGCTACGTAAGAAGGATGCACACAGAGATGCAGACAATCTTTCGCCATAGCGTCGAGAACTCAGTCAAGAACGCGGTGTTCTCTACCATCACTGAGTTTCAGTCCATGTTGCAGGACAACCGGTTGTTTGTTTAAGGAGGCATGATGATACCCAATCACACATGGCAGACTATGCAGTTAGCACAGCGGGTGTCAGCCTGTAACGGTGACATCGTTGAGCATCCAGAGTTCGGGCGGCTCACAGGCGTGGTGTTTATGGGCGAGGTCATCATCAACCCCGCTTGCCCCACTGCCGCAACAAATGGGCGCGACGTTACCTATGGCACGACGTTCTGCGGGGCGTTGAACCAGAAGCAGTTGCGCTACGTGGTGCTGCACGAGAGCTTCCACAAGGGGCTGCGGCACTGCGTGTTGTATAAAGATATCGTCAAGCGTTACCCCGACGAGTCCAACCAAGCGCAGGACTATGTGATCAACGGGTTGATCGAAGAGGTTGACCCGACGTTCCAGTTTGTTGAGCGTCCGTGTGCGCTGTTGATAAACCCTAAGTATCAGGGCATGGGGTTCATCGAGGTGCTGAAGGACATCATCAAGAACCCGCCGCCTCCCAGTGAGAGCAAGACGATGGATGAGCATGGGGAGATGGATGACGATCCCGAGTTGGGCGATGCGATTGAGGATGCGCTGATACAGGGGAAGATCGTGTCAGACCGCATACGCGGCGAGAAGGCGGGTGGTAACCCGTTGGATGTGCTGGTGCGTCCAAGCAATACGGCATGGCGTGACGCGACGCTGGAGTTCATGCAGGACGTGTGTGAGGGGGATGAGTTGAGCCGCATCTGTCCGCCGAACAAGCGTCTGCTGCCGTCTGGGTTTCTGATGTGGTCGCACTACTCAGAGACGGTGGGCGAGATCATCCTTGCGTGTGACACATCCGGTTCGATGGGTAGCGTGTATCCGGTGGTATTCGGGGAGATCGCGCACATCTGCCAGACGCTGTTGCCTGAGTCGGTGCGGGTGATCTGGTGGGATAGTCGGGTGCGCGGTGAGCAGGTCTTCACGCCCGACAACTACGAAGCGATAGCGAGTCTGATGAAACCACAAGGCGGGGGCGGCACAACTGTGTCTGCTGTCGCTGACTACATACAGGAGAAAAGATATGAACCGAGAGCGCTGATATACCTGACCGATGGATACATCGAGTCTGAATACCGCACCCCTGCATTACCGATACTGTGGGGGGTTGTAGACAACACACGGTTTGTGCCGCGTGTTGGTAAGAAAGTAGACATTTGCAGCTTCACAATCTAGGAGATACACAAATGCAACGCTATAACATTGATACATCTGCAATGCTGGTTGAAGTCAACGCGTCCGTATGGACTGCACGTAAGCTGGATCGTACGACAACCGATGAGGTCATCACACGCAAGAACGCTGCGTCGAAGGGTGCGGCACGGGTTAACAAGCACCTGCTGGCTGGGCGTAGTGAGTTGGAGGTAATCGTTGCCCACGTTGGTGCGGTGCGTGGCTATGTGTATGCGAACACGCTGCCGTGGTCAGACAGCGGGATGCGCTTGCTGCCGGTGGTGAATTTCAAGGAGTTCAACGAGCGCATGAAAACGGAAGAGGATACGTATTGGAAGCTGTGCCAGACGTTCGTTGATGTCTACCCGACGTTGATCACTGCGCAAGCATTGCAACTGGGCGATATGTTCAAGCGCGAGGACTTCCCCAGCCCGGACAGCATCCTGCACAAGTTTGCGTTTCAGGTGAACTACATGCCCGTGCCGACATCGGGTGACTTCCGTGTGGATGTGGGTAACGATGCGCAAGCCGAGCTTCACGCACAGTTGGCGAAGCTGGCAGATGACCGCGTGTCGAAGGCGATGGAGGATGTAAAGCTGCGCTTGCGGGATCATCTGGCGCGGATGTCTGATCGTCTGTCGGTTGATGTGGTGAACAACGTGGCAAAACCAAAAGTCTTTCACAACTCATTAATTGAGACGGGGCTTGACCTGTGCGATATGTTGCAGCGGTTGAACCTTGTAGGTGACCCCACGATTGAGACCGCACGGGCTAAGTTGGAGATATGCCTTAGCAACATAACCACACGCACCAAACGCAACGGAACTGAAATATCCATAGCGGAAACGTTACGGGATGATATGCAGCAGAGAAGTGCAGTAAAAGCACAGGTTGATGAGATTCTTAACAAGTTCACATGGTAGAGGAAACGGTAATGACTAAAACAGAGAAGATTCGCAGGGCGCTGTTGAAGACCCCTAAAGCCAAAGCCAAAGTAGTAGCAGAGCGGTTAGGCGTAACTGTGCAGGACGTATACACCGCACGTTACCTAATGAAAAAACAGAACAGGGCAAACGGGTATGCACCGTTGGAGACGCCGGTAAACATGCGTACGGAAATGTTGAAAGAAGTAATGCCGGGTTTAAACGCTTTGTTTAACACTGATTATGCGGGGACTCCCTCAGAGGTCACGAGCAAAGAAGATATGGTGAATCACCCCCCGCACTACACCGTGGGTGGCGTTGAGACTATCGACTTCATTGAGGCGAAGCAGTTGAACTTTAACTTGGGTAACGTGGTTAAGTATCTGAGCCGTGCAGGGGAGAAGGGCGATGCACTGCAAGACCTACAGAAGGCACGTTGGTATCTGAACCGTGAGATAGCGAGGGTGGAATGAGCGCATATAACGAACAGAAGTTGGATGAGGCCAAAGGGTATCTCCGTGACAGAAAGATTTATATTATGGAGTTCCCGTTTAAGCCGACAAACGCGGCACAGACAGATGTAGCCGCAACGCATCGTCGTTACTTGCTGCAAGTCAAAGGGGTGCCACAGATGAAGCAGGTGCGGAAATGAAAGACACAATAAAGTTTCTAGGCACATGCTGCTTGATCGCGTTCTTGTCGGTCAATGCGCTGATCTTACTGGTGCTGTATGTGAAGTGGGTATCTAAGATGGTGGGGGCGATATGACACGCGAAGAAGAGAGACTGTTTAAATCATTAGCCGAGTATATCCGGCAGCGTAAGAACTTCTTCAAGGAAAGCACACAGCCAGCCTTGCGCGAATGGAAGGGCGCTGATGTGAAGCTAGCCGAAGCATGGAACAGATACCAAGCTGAGATACACAAGACGAAGGAGAAGAAATGAGTGACCATCCAAGTATGTTTGGTTTTGGTGCTGCTCTAGAGGGAGAGACAGATCACCCCATTATATACACGGACAACCGTTTGGTTGGCGGCAACCCAGATCAAGTAGATGGTTACTGGGACACTGAAGAAGAAGCTATTGTAAATTTTTCGATGCAGTTATCGCAAATGGCTCATGCCGCGCAACGTCACTTTTTATTTGTACGCAGAGCGCCGGAACTTGTGGCATCAAATCAGTTTGAGGGCGGGACTAAGTGGAGAATGATTGGTAGGTTTTCAATTGCAAAACTTAAGGAGAACACATGATACTGACACCGGACGAAATGGCTAAAGATATGCTTAGGATGTTATGGGAAGCCGTTGATGCACATGCTACGCCTGAGACACGGGATGAGGTGGCGGGGAAAGTATTGGAGGCGTTCAGCGGATATATGTTTAGGGGGCCGATAGATAGGGGGGAGAAATAATGTTGGACTTCTGGGACGACAAAGAATGGGAAAAGGTGCTACGCCACCGCAAGCAAGCCTACCGTGAGGGTGTGCGTGATGGTGTTACGTGCGGCGTTTTGCTGGCAGTGGTGTTTGCTTATGTGTGGTGCTACTTCGGGAGATGACATGAGCGACACACCAAGAGCGCGAAATGGATGCGAGGGAGAAGAAATGATGAGCGACATTGAAATGGAGTATGCCGAGACACTCCGCGATCTTGCCGAAGCACAGGAGGAACTGAACGACAAGCGCAAGTTTTGCTACGCAGTTGAGCAAGCTCTTGACGGGCTTAAAGGTGACTACGTTGAAATAATTGTGGCGCTGCGGAAGGATGCTGAGAAGTATCGGAGGCTAAATAATGACGCCTTTAATTAAATCAACGATGCAATTGATGTTTGAGGGCGGCGTTGATCCCGTTGATTTGCAATGGTTTGATATATCAAAATCATGGCAAAAAGATGCGAAGGCAGACCTTGAGCCATTAATGACGTATCGACCGCCTTTTGAAAAAAATGTGGTTGTATGGAAAGGGCCGACAAGAAATCATTTTGATTACGAAGTGATGATGATCGTTGCCGGAACCGATCCAGAAGAAGGCATTATTGTATCAATGTGGAAAGGGCCGGTAGGTAAAAGGCCAATTCGTATGCCCTCCATGATTTATTTAATAGATGAAGATGAAATTAGATATGGCGGCCTTGACGATAAAGAAACAATTGAAAAAGGAGTGGCTGAATTAATGTTGGCTATGGTCGGATGTTGGTATCGCGCACTTGAAAATGAGTGCGAAACATATAAACCAGAAATCAAGAACACGTTTACAAACCGACGAAAAATAGCGCAAGGAAAAATGCCGACGTATGATTGGCGCACCGTTTTGATTGGTGCAAAATCAAATAAAAAAGAAAGTAAAGGCGGCACACACGCATCACCGCGATTGCATGACCGGCGCGGTCATTTAAGACATTTGCGTAATGGTAAAAACGTGTGGGTTAAATCATGCAAGGTGGGCAGCGTAGAGCTTGGCGCAGTATTCCACGATTATAAATTTATTGAAAAATGGGAGGGTGAATGATGAGCGACAAACTGAGAGAGGCCGCGCAAGCGGAACAGGAGCCTGTGGCTTGGATGGTCTACACCGAGGATGGGCAGTCTGTTTTTGTGACGGACTGCCCGACCGACATCCAAAAAAATCAACGGGCTTTACCTCTCTACGCCGCCCCGCCGCGCAGTGAATGGGTTGGTCTGACTGGCCCCGAGGTGGATGCAGCATACAAATTAGTGAGCGATAAAGAATGGGCGATTGGTGGGTTAACTGATGCGCGGGTATTTTTCTGCGCCATCGAAGCCAAGCTAAAGGAAAAAAACACATGACCAAGATACATTTGCAGAACAAATGGGCAGAAACAAATAACTCCGTCTGCGCTTTGTTGCGACAGGCACATGATGTGTTGGCGTTGACATCGTTGCCTGTGGAACAGGTCAGGAAGCCGCTGACGGATGCGGAAATAGATAAAGCATGGGAGTGGGCGCAGAGAAGTTCGCCGATAGGTGTTACACGGCTTACTGTTTTTGCTAGAGCAGTCGAACGCGCACACGGGATAGGGGTGAAAGATGAATAAACCGATACTGAACTACGATGAACAGGCAGCACGAATCCGAGTGCTTGAGAAGGCGTTGGTTAAATCGGAAGAGGACTACGAGAATCTGTTGAAGGAACAGGGAATGACAGTCGATGAAGCATGGCAGAAATACTGCGAGGAGACGATGCCGCAGAAGACCGCGCACGTTTACCCGCTATCGGGGGCGATGTATACGATTTTTGTAACAGGATGGAACGCAGCACTCAAGGAGAAGAAATGAAGCTATCAAACAACAAGGATTTAAATAGCCTATTAAAATCCGCACAGGCACAGGGGTGGGAGTTTGTTGCAAAGAATAACCACATCAAGGGTAAGAATGTGAACGGGCAAACCACAACCATATCCCGAACCCCTAGTGACGGACGGGCTTTCAAAAACATTATGCACGACTTGAGGATCAAATGACTCCAGAAGCCAAAGTAAAGAAGCACGTAAAGGTAACGCTCAAAGAACTCCACGCTTACTATGCCATGCCGGTAACGGGTGGCTACGGTACGTCCGGTGTGCCAGACTTTCTGGTGTGCTACCGGGGTATGTTCTTTGGTGTTGAGTGCAAAGCCAACGGCAACAAACCAACCGCGCTGCAAGAAAAGAGCATGAGCGACATACGCGATGCGGGTGGATACACCATTGTGATTGATGAAACCAACGTCGATCAGCTTGGTTCTTGGTTGCGCGCTCATGCAGATTGAGGACACCCCGCCAGACTTGGAAACTGTGCCAGACAACGTGAAGGCTGACTACGAAGACGCTCTCCAAGCGCTTATCCACGAGTGTATCTGGGGTGAGAACGGACGGTTCGCCGTCCTGCTAGTCGGTGACCCCAACACCTCTTTCATAAACGTGTTATCCATAAACAGCGATAGAGACCAAGCACTTGCCCTACTGCACCTCGCCAACGATGCGATGGTTACAAAACCAAAAGACTACGGAGACCTTAACTGATGATGCCCTTTAAGCGTGTGATGGTGCTGGACTTTGAAACGGCATGGTGTAGCAGCACCTACACACTGAGCAAGATGACTACGGAGTCCTACATCCGTGACCCGCGCTTCAAGGCGTGGGGTGCGGCGTATAAGGTTTTAGGCTACACCGAACGGGAGACAAAACCGCGCTGGGTAGCTGGCGCAGACCTTCAAGCCTTCTTTGATAGCGTAGAGTGGTCTACCACGGCGCTGCTGGCGCAGAACACCGCGTTTGATGCCGCCATCCTGCACTGGCGCTACGGGCATCTGCCGTGCTTCATGTTTGATACCTTGAGCATGGCTCGTGCAGTGCGGGGGGTGGAGGCTGGCAACAGTCTCAAGGCACTGGCTGAAGCCTTCGGGTTCCCGCCCAAAGGGACAGACCTCATGCGCAGTAACGGCATCCTTGATGAACTGCCCCGCGACATCGAAACCACGCTAGCAGATTACTGCGTCCACGACGTGGAGCTTTGCGAGGGGGTGTTTGAGAAACTGAGTGTGGGGTTTCCTACCAAAGAGTTACGACTCATCGACATGACGCTGCGGATGTTCGTCAACCCGCTGTTGACCCTAGACCCCGAGCTTCTAAAAGACGCTATAGAAGATGAACGTATCAAACGGGAAGGGCTAATGGCACGGCTGACGGTGACGGAGAAAGACCTTGCCAGCAACGACAAGTTTGCCGAGGTGCTGCGGCTGATCGGGGTTGAACCCCCCACGAAGAACAAGAAGCCCACGCCCACCACGCCCAACCCCGTGGGCAAGACTTACGCGTTCGCCAAGAACGACGCCATGTTCCAAGCGCTGCTGAACGGCGACAACGAGGATGTGGCGTTGTTGTGTGAGGCAAGGCTGGCAGTCAAGTCCACGCTGGAGAGGACGAGAGCGCAGCGGTTTCTGGACATCTCTACCCGTGGCACCCTACCGGTTCCCCTGAACTACTACGGGGCGCATACGGGGCGCTGGGCAGCGGGGCGGGGGAGTAGCGTCAACCTACAGAACCTGAAGCGGGGGTCGGCTCTACGCAAGTCCATCATGGCCCCGAAAGGCTACAGCATCGTGGTCTGTGACTTGGCTCAGATCGAACCCCGCGTGTTGGCATGGATAGCGGACTACGAAGAACTGCTGGGCATCTTCGCATCAGGACAAGACGCCTACGCTGCGTTTGGAGCGCAGATGTTTGGTATCCCCGGCCTCTCAAAAGAAAGCCACCCTGACCTGCGGCAGTCTGCGAAGTCGGCGCTGCTGGGCGCTGGCTACGGGCTAGGCTGGTTCTCGTTCGCCGCGCAGCTTCTCACGGGGTTTCTGGGTGCGCCCCCCATGCGGTATGACGTAGCCTTTGCTAAACAACTTGGTGTAACTAAGGATATGATGCTGGAGTTCATGGACTACGCGCCCAACATGGAGAAGGCGTTATCCATCCCGAGGCTGTGTAGCGACAACCAGATCGTCGTGCATTGCGTCGCTGCCAAGCAGATCATCGACAAGTATCGCAGCGCAGCAGGGGCGGTTAAAACCTTCTGGGAACTGTGCGATGAGTTGATTATCCGGTCGCTGGCAGGGGGTAAGCCTCACGAGTATAAATGTCTAATCTTTGAAAAGGAGCGTATAATATTGCCAAGCGGCCTCGCCCTGCGCTACCCCTCTCTGGTCAACAAACCGGACGACAAGGGGCGGTTGCAGTGGTCGTATGGGGCGCAGAATAAGAAGCTGTATGGTGGGAAGCTCACCGAGAACGTCGTACAAGCGGTAGCTCGGTGCGTGATGACGGATGGCATGTTGCGGATACAGAAGCGGTATCCCTGTGTGCTGACTGTGCATGATGAAGCAGTAGTGCTGGTGCCTGAGATGGAAGCGTTTGAAGCCGAGTCTTGGGTGCTGGAGCAGATGATCAAAGAACCGAAATACATGCCGGGGATACCACTAGCTGCGGAGACAGGCGTGGCCCCACGTTACGGCGATGCGAAATAACAACGGAGAACACATGGACAAGATCAAGATCGGCAAGACCGGATACAAGATTGAAGTTATAGAAGCGTTCTGGAACAAAGCGGTTGTTGCACAGATCGACTACCACACCAAGACCGTAACACTCGCCAGACGCGGTGGTATATCACACAAGCCGCGCTCAAAGACGGACATAGAACAGTCTTTCTGGCATGAAGCTGTGCATGGGATTCTGAAAGACATGCGCAACCCTTTGGAGAGCAACGAAGCGTTCGTAGATGGTATAGCCATCAGGCTAATGAAGCTAATCAAACAGGTATACCCTAATGAAAGTAACTTGGTCACACAGCGCGTTAAAAGATTACGAGAGCTGCGCCCGGAAGTACTACGAAGTAACCGTGTTAAAAAAGCACAAGTTTCAAGAAACAGAACAAACACGCTACGGTAAAGAACTACACAAAGCAGCAGAACGCTACGTTAAGGGTGGGCCGTTACCGGCGCAGTTTAGTTTCATGCAGCCAACCCTTGACGCGCTCAAAGCAAAACGCGGCACCAAACACACCGAGCTTCAGTTGGCGTTGGATGTGAACTTGAAACCGTGCAAGTGGTTTGATAAAGATTTGGTGTGGGTGCGGGGCATCATCGACTTGTTGATTCTTGACGGTGATGTGGCGTGGGTGGTTGACTACAAGACCGGCAGTAACAAGTATCCTGACAAGGATCAGTTGGACTTGATGGCGCTATTAACCTTTGCCCACTACCCTGAAGTAAAGAAAGTGAATGCGGGTTTGTTATTCGTTGTGAAAGAAACCATGACGAAGCACAAAGTCGAAGTAGAGAACGCAGAAAGTATTTGGTGGGATTACCGCGAACGCGTTGCCAAGATTGAGGCAGCGCACACGAACAATGTGTGGAACCCTACGCAGTCGGGGTTGTGTCCGTGGTGTCCTGTAAAAACGTGTGAGTTTCATCCTGAACATTAGGAGAATGAAATGCCTAAGTCGTCCAAGCAAGAACTTAAAACAAAAGCCGCCTACAACAAGATACCCAGTGTGCAAGACAAACGGGTTATCAACAACCGCGCTCGTCGGCAAGCAATCGCTTCCGGTAAAGCAAGCGTTGGAGATGGCACCAACGTAGACCACATCACGCCGTTAGGTAAAGGTGGTTCTGCAAGTAAGAGCAACACCCGTATCGTTCCAGAGTCGCAGAACAAAGGATGGCGTAAGAAATACCCCGATATGTATGGTAAAAAATAATGCAGATCGTAAATAACAAGACGTTGGTATTGCGTACAAAGACACCTTCCAAGTACGCAATAATCCCTCGCTCAAAACACATCGGAGAAGTAAAGAAGGGCGTTCACGAAGTAGCGATCTACTGGGGTCTGGATGAGGTACGCGTTCTAAAGAATCTGGGTGTGCGTAACGTGCCTTCTCCGATCCTGCGCAAGTATGATTGGCCCGGACGCTACACGCCGTTCACACACCAGCGCGACACCGCCGCATTTCTCACCATGCACAAACGCGCATTTGTTTTCAGCGAACCGGGAACCGGTAAAACGCTGTCAGCTTTATGGGCGGCAGATTACCTGATGCGTATGGGAGAGGTGCGGCGCTGCCTTATCTTGTGTCCGTTGTCGATCATGCAAGCCGCGTGGATGGGCGACATCACAAAGAGCGTGATACATCGAACCGCTGTTATCGCGTATCACTCTAACGCAGAGCGTCGTAAAGAAGCAGTCAAGAAAGACTACGAGTTCGTCATCAGTAACTATGACGGGCTTCCTATGATTGCTGACACCATCCTTGAGGACGGTCGGTTCGATCTGATCATCGGGGATGAGGCCAACGCGTGGAAGAACGTATCTACGCGCCGCTGGAAGACGCTCAACAAACTGATGCTGCCCGATACATACCTGTGGCTGATGACGGGAACCCCCGCTGCGCAGTCGCCGGAGGATGCGTATGGGTTGGCGCGGTTGATTAACCCCACTGCCGTGCCTCGCTTCGCTACCGCGTGGCGTGACAAAGTGATGCGCCAGATCACGAAGTTTAAGTGGGTGCCGAAGGAGGATGCGTACGATACGGTCTACGACGTGCTGCAACCAGCCATTCGGTATACAAAAGCGCAGTGCCTTGATCTGCCGCCTGTTGTAACCGTTACACGGGAGGTTGAGTTAACGAGTCAGCAGCGTAAGTATTACCAACTGCTCAAGAGTCAGATGCTGGTGCGCATGTCGGGGGAAACAATTACCGCCATTAACGCCGCAGCAATCGTTAACAAGTTGTTGCAGATATCAGCAGGTGCGGCTTACACAGACAACCAAGAGGTAGTTGAATTTGACTGCTCTCCAAGACTGTCTGTGTTGCTTGAGATACTGGAAGAAACAAACCGTAAGGTGCTGGTGTTTGCCCCATACCGGCACAGCATCGACACGATAAGTAGCCATCTTGATAAGCACGGCATACCCAACAGCAAGATACACGGGGATGTTACCGCTTCCAAACGGGCGCTTATCTTTGACGCGTTTCAGACGCAAACTGATCCGCGTGTGTTGGTCATTCAGCCGCAAGCTGCTTCACATGGCGTCACGCTTACGGCTGCTGACACGGTTGTCTTTTGGGGGCCGGTGATGTCTGTGGATACCTACATCCAGTGCTGCGCTCGTTCAGACCGTCAGGGGCAGACATCAGACAAGGTTACGGTGTTTCACATTCAAGGCAGCGACATAGAACGCCGTATGTTCAAGCAGTTAGCGGGGAAAGTTGATAACCACGAAATACTCATTCAACTGTATGAGGATGAACTTGCAAACAGGACTATCGACGTGTAAAATCTTTTACTAGCAGTAACCACAACGAGGATAAAAATGACAACAGAAGAAATGATACCGATGGACAAGCTTGCGAAGATTTACTTGAAGATTCGCACGAAGGTTCAGCTACTCACGCAAGACTACGAAAAAGAAAAGGCTGGTCTGGAAGCGCAGAAAGCGGAGGTTGCAAACGCTATGCGTGATCAGATGAAGGCGCTTGGCTCTAAGTCTATTAAGACTGAATACGGAACGGTCATGCTTGGCGTAAAGACACGCTACTCCACGCAAGATTGGGATGCGTTCAAAGATTTCTGCATCAGCAACAACACCATTGATCTTCTTGAGCGCCGTATTGCTCAACGGAACATGGCGAAATGGCTAGAGGAGAATCCCGAGGATGTGCCTCCGGGATTGAACTCTGATTCTGAGTACGAAGTAACTGTTAGAAAACCTAGTTAAAGGAATGAACATGGCTACAGAGATGGAAGTATTTAACCCCGCGCAACTCCCCGCTTTTGCACGTAATCGCAAAGGCCCGTCCGCGCTTTCTAAAGCACTGGCGGGTGGTGGCGGTGGTGGCTATCAGCATCGCTTGTCGATCAAGGGCGGTGTGTTTCGTTTGTTGGCAAGTGGCAAAGAGATAGCGTCTATTGAGGAGCGCTATCTGGATGTCGTAGTGGTTAATGCAACGCCGAAAGTTGGGCGCATTTTCTACGGTGTGAAGTTCAGCGAGTCGGAGAGCGCGGCACCCAAGTGTCAGTCGGTGGATGGCGTGAAGCCGGATGCAGGGGTTACAGAGAAGCAACACGACAACTGCGCTGCCTGTCCGATGAACATCAAGGGTAGCGGGGATGGCGAGACTAAAGGGTGCCGTTACTTTCAACGCGTGGCACTGGTGCTTGCCAACGACATGAAGGGTAACGTGCTGCAACTGACGGTGCCGTCGAAGTCGCTCTTTGGTAAAGAAGAAAACGGTAACTACCCGTTGCAAGCGTATGCGCGGTGGTTGGAAGCGCAGGGGATTGACCCTGATCTGGTGGTGACACGTATCAAGTTTGATACACGCGAGTCTTCACCCAAGCTGTTCTTCCGCACCGTGCGCTACCTTGATGACTCGGAGTTTGCGGTTGTGCAGGTGAAGGCTGAGTCGCAAGACGCCAAGGATGCCATCGACAACAAGAGCAAAGAGGGTGTAGCGGAAGCGCCGCAGATTGAAGCACCGAAGGGGCCGCAGTTCCCGCCAGATGAGGACGTGGACGAAGCTCCTGCTCCGAAGGCGAAGAAGCCTAAGAAGAAGGCCGTTGAAGAAGAGGACGAGGCCGAAGAACCCCCTGTCCGTAAGAGCGCAGCAGCAGCACCGGCTGCACCCGCCGCAAAACCCCTGTCCGCCGTAGTGGATGATTGGGATACTGACGACTAATATAGGAGCGGGGGGCGTTAAGCCCCCTTGCTATCGCATGGCGTATAAAAGCTCACTTAGAAAGAAAATCGCACTGGCTCCAAGCAGCATTGGTAAGACGCTGGGAAGTCACGCTGTCCGTACAGACTTCTCGGTGCTGCGCATTTCAAAAGCCACTGGCGCAACACGCCAGACTATTTATAACTGGTTCGTCGGCGGGGTTGTAGCACCTTACTATCGTGATAGGGTTGCTGAGATCATCGACATCTTAAAAGATTCCCAAACCGCCGAATACGCATGGAGAACCGTATGCTCCCGCTTCCATCTGAGAACGTAACGGACAAAGAGTTTTTGCAAGCTGTTTCCTACATGCTGAACGCTTACCACTCGTTGCCTAGAGCGTGGCAAATGGCTATGGCGCTCCGTTTGGAGAAACTTGTAAACCCAAGAGAAGTTGATTTTAGCTGCGCACCGGTTCAACTAGAACTCCCGTTCGTTAACTCGTAACACCCATACTGAAGGGTTACTATGACACCGCTGGAATTTATAGCGGCTGTAGTACCGTCGGCGGGGGTTTTATGCGTCGCGGAACTAAGCTCAAAGAAAAAAGAACACGTATTTGTAGACAAGGTTGAAGACCTTGCACCGCACATCAGGCGCTTTGTTGAAGCTAAAAGGGATACTTACTTTGCACTAGCGAGTTTTACAGAGAGTGGTAAACGTACGGCACCCAACGCGCTGTACATCCGGTCGTTGTTCGTTGATATCGACTGCGGCGCAGGTAAGCCGTATCTGACCAAGCAAGCCGCCGCTACCGCGCTGGATGGTTTCCTGCAAGCCACAACGCTAGGCGTGTTGGGGAACCCGTGGGTTGTCACGTCTGGCGGGGGGCTGCACGTCTACTGGCCTTTCACGGACAACATACCTGTCGCGCAGTGGCGTCCGGTTGCTGAGAACTTCAAGCGCTTATGCAAGAAGCACTCGTTGCACATTGACTTTACAGTAACCGCCGATGCAGCGCGGGTGTTGCGTGTGCCGGACAGCTACAACTGGAAGATCAAAGACAAACCGCGCAAAGCCAAGATCATGATCGAGGGCGTGACGTTTGCCTTTGCTGACATCGCTGCTGCGGTCAAGGTGCAGATCAACGGTGAGGCTGTGGCGGAGCCGGTGTTTAACCCTGCGGCGATTCCCGGTGTGCGCCCCAAACGCCAGACACCATCACAGGTCAAGCTGATTGAGAACAGCGTCACACGGTTTAAGAACATCATGCTGCGCACTGACGGCGGTTCAGGGTGCCTACAGTTGCGCCACTACGCCGAGAACGCAGCACAAGACGGTATGGAACCGCTGTGGCGTGGCTTGTTGTCAATTGCTCAGAAGTGTGTGGACGGCGCGAAAGCGGCAAAGTGGTTGTCTGGGCTGCACCCCTATACGCCAGACCGCATGGAACAGAAGATGCGCGAGATCAAGGGGCCATACTCCTGCTCTAAGCTGGATGGCGAGAACCCCGGCGTCTGCGAGAAATGCCCGAACTGGGGCAAGATCACCAACCCACTGGCACTGGGGCGGGAAGTCGCAACAGACAACACCGCAAAAGAGATCACGCTGCCGCCTGAGAATGGTTCAAGCACCGAGCCGGTATCACTGCCCAACCAGATCAAAGTCACGCGCCCCACGCCGCCACGCGGCTTCTCTTACGGCAAGAACGGGGGCATCTACCGCGCGATAGAAGCGGAAGACGAGAGCAAGAACACGATTAAGAAACAAGTTTTGGTATTACCGTATGACTTGTTTGTTGTAGACCTGTTGAACGTCAACAAAGAACACTACGTCTTTATGTTGGCAACCCGCCCAGAAGGGGCGATTCAAGTGTCCTTGCAGCAGAAGGCGGTAGTCAGCAAGGATGATACGGTCAAGGCGTTGGCTGCGCAGAACATCGTGGCGGCGTATGGGGCTGGCAATGACAAGAACCTGTTTGATTACGTCAGGGCGTGTGTAGAGGAGGTATCCTCTAGCAAGCAAGCGATCAACGTCCCTACGAGCTATGGGTGGCAAGCAGACGGTGGGTTTGTGGCAGGTGGCAAGATATTCATGGCTGATCAGACAGTGCGCCAGATACCCATGCCGGGGCTGGAAAACCTTACCCACGCTACCACGCCGAAAGGCACCCTAGAGACATGGCGCAAATACCCGCAGATGCTGATAGCGAAGGGTCTGTATGACGTGCTGGCGATTGGCTGCGGTGTGGGTTTTGGTTCCCCGCTGATGGAGTTCACGGGGCTGGATGGTCTGACCTTCCACGCTGGCTCCACTGAATCTGGCACCGGCAAGACCGTGGCGCTGGAGTTGGCGGCGTCCATCTGGGGGCATCCGCGTGACTACCGTGTGGGTAAAAGCACGTCCTCAGTCGCCATGCAGCAACGGGCGGGGATGCTGCGGAACCTGCCGCTGTTGAGCGATGAGATTACCAGTAAGAACCGGCGCGATGCAGAGTGGTTTCCTGAGTTTGTGTTTGACTTGTCAGAAGGCCGCGCTAAAGAGCGTATGGAGTCGGGTGCTAACAAAGAACGCCTCAACACATCGGTCTGGTCGTTGATGGCGATTCTGTCCTCCAACACGCACATGATGGACTACCTGACCGGTGGACGGAAGCACTCGTCTGAGGGTGAGATACGCCGGATGCTGGAGTGGGTTACCAACGAGTCGCTATCGTGGGAGGCGCATGAAGTTGAGGTTATCAAGACGCTGCGCTACCACCACGGCACCGCTGGCGATGTCTATGCACGGTGGCTGACGCTTAACCGCAGCACGGCGATAGCGGTCTACCAGAGCGTGTATCAGCGCATCAGGGCTGAGTTCAAGATGACCAACGACGAGCGTTACTGGCATGCTGGCGTGGCGTGTTGTGTGGCGGGGTGCATCCTTGCTGGATCGAAGTATTCCAACGTGGTTGACCTGCCCGTGCAGCAGATCATTATCAGCTTGAAAGTAATTGTTGAGAAGGCGCGTGTCACGGTTCGTTCTAACGTCCGCACGGCTGAAGACATCCTGAATGCCTACATCAGCGAGTTCTACGGTAAGTTCATCGTGGTGCGCGTGATTGATGGGGCGATACAAGCGACGTTCGGGGAGTCTGGCACTGTGGACGAGTCGATCACACGCACAAACATTTCAGGTCGGGTCGAACGGAACGTAACTCCGGGTTACATAAACTTCTTTATAGAAGAACGGATGCTCAAGTCTTACTGCTCCAGCATGAGCTTTGGGTATGCAGACTTCCGCAAGCAGATGGAGAGGCAGCACCGCGTTGAGTATATCAAGAAGGATATGTTGTCCAAGACCAAAGGCCCACAGATGCGCGTGAACACAATTAAGATCAGTCGCCCTGAGTCACCGTTGCTTGAGACCGATGTCGATCAAAATATATTACCCGTGGACTGAAACCGAAGTGGGGCAGAGCTTCTTCGTGCCTTCGCTAGATGTGTATAAAACAAAAGAGGCAGGGCTAGTTGTAGCCCTGCATCTCCACATCAAAGGTAAAGCAACTTTCGGTTTACTGCATGGCAAACACGGGGTGCTGTTTACGCGGCTTTCCTGATTATTTCACGATACTGTTTGGCTATATCTATCTGGTCTTTGCGCAACTGGTCAAGACGCTTACGCTTTTCAGAAGGCACCAGATCAGACGCTTTAACCTGTGCAACATCATCTGCTATCTGTTTCATGTTGTTCTTAAAGTCTGGATAAGTTTCGCCAATTGAAATGCGCTGTAGGTTGGCGTTAAGGTAAGCATCCGCTTCAGCGGTTTTACCGTCATCGTTTAGTTTCTTATAAGTGTTAACCGCCCGTTCGCCATCCTGCATCAACTCATACGTGCGGTTAATAACCCCACCCGCATCGTTAGGTTGAAACGCGCTACCAATAAACGCGGTTTGAGATGTTTTCTTTTCGGCTTCTTTTGCGGCAGAACTTGCAAAAAACGCATCCGCCAATGACACCGCAGACAACAGTGTTTGCGCACCAACCCCGCGTATAAACTGGTCAACCTTAACGGGAGACACACCCGGAATACCCATACTGCCTAGTGTTTTTGCAAGTTCAGTGGTTGTGTCTTTATAGCGTTGCGCAGGATCAAGCGCTTGCATACGCGGTGACTCAACGTCAGCCCCAGTAAAAAGGTCTTTACCGGTAACACCCTCAACAACCGGCACAAGAAACTGCGGTATAGTTTTGCTAGAACCGCCCGGAATTGAGTTGATACCCATTTGCACGAGCGCTTTACCAATATCCGATACGTCATCATCTCCAGCTACAGAATTGTAAATGGCTTCAGGAATAGCTTTAGCAAGCAAACCAAATTCAAACGGAATTGGTATACGAACAGGCTCATCAAAAAACGGAACGCGCACAAACCAGTTGTTGAGCTTTTGTTCCGGGGTAGCGTTCTTGTAGGCTTCGTCGTCTTCCATTGCCATTGCATACATAACAGTAAACGCAGCCATTGCCATAGCCCGTTGCTTAAATTTTTCTTGAATTTTTAAGCGTTCGTTGTACGGCAGTTTGCCGGTCATAGCTTTAATAAATACGCTCATGCCTTGTATCTGCGCGTTAAAGAACGGATACAACGTATTGGCCCACTGTATAGATGGAGCTACACCGCGACGGTTAAAGTCAGTAATTTCATTGGCGGCAACCCACGCTTCCATCTCATTCAAACCTTGTTTGATGTAGCTGTTGTAAGCCGCCAACCGAACGCCCACATCCGCCTCCATACTCTTGGCTTCAGCAAAAGCAAGCAGTCCTGATATTGATTGTTTACCGCTCACAACACTGCGCAGAACAGTAGACAACGCTTCTTTGCTGCCACCGGCAAGAACTTGTCCACCAAGCAGCCCTTGGCTTTCAAGCAGCGCGGCTTCGCGGCTAGTGCCGGTTAACGACTTGTATATATTTTTGAACGGGTCTACTACGGGAATAAAGTTGGCACCGCTGGTTCCCAACGCAGAGAACGAATCTTTAACAACCTGCCGAAGCGGATACAACGGGCTTAAGATAACAGCGCGGCGAAGAAACTGTGCGGGGAGACCCATCAGTTCAAGCGCTTTAGGCATTGTAGTTTTAACGCCTTCCAACCCCTTAACCAGTAGCGTTGGCGGAATACCATCAAACATCGTATCTTTTGTTTCTACGCGAACCGCAATATCTTCGCCATCTTTCCTAAAGCGAATAACATTAGCGCCTTTATACATGCCTGAAACTTTAATGCTTTCTTTTTGTTCACCGGTTTGTTTGTCTTTATACTCACGCGTTTCAAGCATACCAAGCTTGCGTAGCGTGTCAACAACACTACCCGTTGCAATGTTACGCAGCGCCATGTCTGTCAACAAATTTGTGTTCTGTACCGCGCTGGTGAAAATGTTACTAATTGCAGTGTCACCGCCTACCAAGCCGTGCAAATGCGGCTGCTCTGTCAAGTTTCCAACAATGATCGGGCTTGATTCGTTGCCCAAAATTAACTCAATCTCACCGCTTGGGTTTTCCCGATAGAACGGGATGTAATCTTTGGTAGCGCGAAGGGCATCCGCTTTTTCTTTAGAAAGCGCCCCCGCTTGTTCGGCAAAATCAACCAAGCCTTTGTTGTATTCGTTGTATATACCCCGCGCTTTATCAAACGCAGTTTTAACTCTAGGCATTGCCGCAATCTCACGCTCAAACTGTTGAAGCTTGGCTTCAGTCAGCATTTGATTGCCGTTTTTGTCTTTACCAAAATTTAATTTATCAACGCCAATTTTCTCGTTTTTAACCCGCTGCGCTGCCATATACATGGTAAACATATCACCGGCATCTTTTTCAGCAAGCCCCGATTCACCTAGAGCTTTAAACACTTTAACAAGGTTAGCGCCGTCCTTGTTCTTGGTTTCAACCATCCAATATTTGTTAGCGCCAGTGCCTTTTTGTTTGTATTCAAGCGCACCGTTTGCCGCAACCAGCCGCGTAAAGTTCATTATCTTGTCACGCGCACTCAAGTTGTAGCGCACTTGTGAAGCTTCCAAATCTGTAATCTTTTTACCTGCAACGCCCTTTTCAAGCGCTGCCCAGATGGGCGCATAGCGATCTACAAACTGGGTCATACCCGCCAAACCCGTTATGTTGCCGCGTATTTCGTCAATCTTAGACCTGTCTTGTGCCACTACAGAGTGCATAATGTCCCACGATTCAGCGCTCATACCGGCAGGGCGAAGACCTTCTTTTCCTCTAAAAACAATCGTGCCATCGGGGGATACATAAGCACCCAACTGCCCCGCTGCCAAACTGCGTGACGACTCACGAATCAACGCTTGAATTTCTTTGGCATCGCGCTTTGCCATGTCAGACAAGCCCATGTTACGGAACAAACTGCGCACCGCAGCGATCATGTCACGGATCAGCCCCTTAACCTGCTCAGTAAAAGTGGGTGCAACACGACGCCCCTCGGCAGCGTGGGCAATCATCTCCCGCACAACCATCATCCGAATTTCAGGGTTCTTCAGCAAATCTTTTGCCGCCAGCGCGGTCTCAACGTCAGGGAACACGTTTAGCGCCGTGGCAACATCGGCTACGTGCCGTTCGCCTTGCTTAAACAGCCGATCAACCAGCGCTTGCATACGCTCTGGCCCAAGCACGGTGTCCACGCCGTAGTGACCGATCAACTCGTGCGCAATGGTCTCTTCAAGGTCGGCAGCGCTTTTGTGCGCTTCGCCTATTACAACCACGGTGCCGTCTGGCAGCACTGCGCCTTTGGCGTAAGTCACGCCGTCTTCAGCCATTGCATCACGCATACTTTGCGGAACATCCGCCATCGTAGGGGCGTATACAAAATTGATACCTTTTGGCAACGCTTTCTTAACCCGCGCCGCCACGTCAGCCGCAGCTTTAGAGTCTACGCCACGGTCTTGCGGCGTGGCTTCGCGGTATTCAGTGCGTTTTTTACCGCCCCGTTTTGTTGTAGTAACAGGGCCGGGGGCTTTAGCTTCGTTTGATATGCCCGTTTTGGCGTACGTGCGAATACCGGTTACGCCTGTAGCGCTTTCTCTTTCGGTAATGGCGTATGCAGTTCGTATGTCTTTTTGCAGCTTGTTTTCTGTGGCAACACTTAATTTACGGTTGCTCAAAACAATTTTGTTTGCTTTAGCCAAAGCTTTAATATTATCCAATGCCGTGGCAGCAGCTTCCAGCCTATCAGTCCACCGTTTTAAACCGGCTGGAAGCTTAACCATAGCCGATCTAATATTGTACCTTTGCGCTGTAAGCAGTTTTAAATTGTCCGCTGAAAGCTTTTTGTTTTTAAGCTTTTTATCAAGCCCTACTAATTGTTTTTCTAAAGCCGCTCTTTGCGCTGTTGCTTGGTCAACAGCAGCAGACGCCCCTTCGTATTCTTTAAGGGCCGTGTTATACCTAGCGGGTAGCGTTGTTGCGTAAGTTTCAGCAAGTTTCTGCTGAATAAGTTTTTCTCTTACCAATTTACCTTGTTCTTCTGGAGTAAGTGTAAGCCATTTAGTTCCAAGTTCACCTTCAAGCACATCGCGGATGTCTTGAATACGTTCTTGTCTTTCTTCTTTTGGTGTTAATGCTTCTATTCTAGGTGCTTTTTCAATCCGCACCGGCATTGTCATACGTTGTTGCAAGTTTGTGCGTTTGTTTACCAGCTTACTAAAAAGCGCTGCTGCTTTTAACTGGTAATCCGTTCTGTTTAACGTGTCTGAAAGCCCTAAAGCTTTAAGCTGCAACGCATCAGCGTCGTTAAGCTCTATATTGCTTACGTTTATTTTTAAAGCTTTGCCAACGCTTTTTATTGCTTTGTTTAAACGCTTAATACTGCTTTCATACCGGCCAAGTTCAGTTCCGGGGGCTGCATTTTTAACACTAACAAGGGTAGTTTCAAAAGTTTTTGTGCTAATAACATACGGTTCAAAACTTGCAGCAATTTTATTAGCTAAAGTTTCTTGTTGTTTTTCTGCGGTAGAACTTAAAGCATCAACTTTTGCTTCTATTGCGTCAAGTTGTTTTGATAAACGATTAACTTGTTCTTCAGTTTTTAACTTGTCAATGTAGCGTTCAATAGATTCAAGAATAAACTGTTCTTTAAGTATGGCTTCTTTGTACTTTTTGAAGGGCGCTTCATAGCTTTTCTTTAATTCAGGTATGGCAAAGTTTTTTATGTATGCTTGTTCTTTACCAACAGCTTTTTCAGTTTTAGCTAAAACGTCCGCAACTTTTGCATCTACTTTTTTAACGTCGCTAAAAAACCCTTCAAGCTTTGCTTGTTCTAACCACGATTTAAATTTTGGTGTTTTAACGCTTGCCAAAGCATCTTTAGCACTCAGCGTCTTGTTTGTTTTTGTAAGCTCATTAAAATAACCCTCAAACACCGCTTGTTTTAACCAAGCTTTAAACTCAGTAGATTTAAACCCTTTTAACGCTGAATCAACTATTTGTGAGGCTTCAACATCAAAGTTAGCGGGGCTATCAAAAAAACCTTCAAACGCAGATTGCTGTAACCACTCTTTAAACTTAGGCGTTTTATACTCTTCCAGCATTTCCATCTTAAGATTAAGATTTTTAAGCTCTTGTTCAAAAGTGGTGTGCGCGGCGTTGTATTTAAACTTTAAAACTTCTATTTTGTCCTCTAGCCGCTTTTTAATAATCTGCTGCGTCTTTAAGTTGCTTTCAAGCGAGGTTGTTTCCGCAGGTGTTTTTTCCTGTTGTTCTTGTTCAATTTTAAGTGCTTTTAATTTGCGGTTGCGTTCAGATGCAGCCGCATTTAAAGAATCAGCCCACTCTTTAGCTACTTGTTTTACAAGCGCGGTATTTAAAACGCGATCCGCTTTTTTACGCGAAGGTTTATTTTTTATTTCCGTTAATTTTTCTTCACGAATAGCGTTAATTTGCGTTGTTTTATCACGCCATTCTTTTTCTATTTCTTTTTCACGTTTTGCAAATGTGTTTTGTTCTTTTTCAGGTTCTTTTTTCTTTTTGTTCTCAGCCTTTATGCGGTCGCGTTCAACTTTAGCTTCTTCCGCTTGGTTTTGTTTGTAGTTAAAAGCTTGCGCTTTACGGAGCCGTTCAAACCGTGCTGGGGTTGTACGAGTTGTGCCACGCGTTTCCGCAAACATTTCTTTTTGACCCGCCTCATCACCAACATATTGTTTGGCGGTGGCAAGGTCTTTTTGCAACTGCTCAGGGTTGGCTTCAAGGCCCATAACCACACGATCCGCCAAAGTAAACGCTTCATCAATGACGTTTTGTTTAGTTGGGGTGGGGCCGTAAACAGAGGTTTCTAAAAAGTCTTTAGCATCACGCAGAGTCTGCCGCACTTCTGGCGACATAACCGGTTCTGCCAACGCATCGTCAATTCTATTAACAGCCTGAGTGCGCGAGTCTTTATCTTCAGCGCGGCCTTGTGCTTGCGCAAAACTTTCTTGAACAAGATCAAATGCGCCAGCTTGTTTATTACCTGTTTTGGGTTGTTGTTTTCCAACAAGATTTTCTACTAATGAATCGACACCCGCTTGAAGCTTTGCTAACTCGCTAATTTTGCGTTGGTTTACGGGTTTGCTAAGTTCTCCCGGCCCACCAAGCTTGGTCATACCACGCTTAATTTCCGTACCAAGCAGCAACCGAAGTTTGCGTTCTGCCCTCATCCACGGCGCTATTTGTTCTTTAGTAGCACCTTCTTGAACCATTTTTGATATTTCCGCACCAATAGCTGCAATTCTTCTACGCGCAGCCGCTTGCCTTGCGTTATCAGGTTTTGGTTTAGCCCTAAGCAAAAGGTTGTTTAGCGCTTTACGCAACTTACCTAAAGCAACTGTTTTACGAGTGCTTTCATCAAAAGATTTTGAAAGGTTTTGACGCGCAGCGGTTTTATTAGCTTCAGTAGCATCAAAATATAAAGACCACAAATTTTCAGTTTTTTGAAGTTTGCCCAACGAAGCCAACCGCGCATCAACTTCTGTTCCAGCGGCATTAACAATTGTATCTATAAGCGCTTTACCTTTTTCTTCGTAAGCACCTTCGTTTTTAATTGTTGTATTTGTTTTTCCTTGGCGCAAAAGTTCAATCAAATTGCCAAGTTCAAACATTGCATTTTTACGTTCTTCAGCGCTTTTGTTAGCGGCTGCTTGAGCTTCAACAACTTGACGCTGCTTTGAAGCTTCATTAACTTCTTTACCTAAGGGTGCTTTTGTAAGCATCTCTTCGGCGGGGGTTTGTTGCAGCGTTGTTTGCGCGGCGTCACGTAGCTGGTTAAGCTCATGCAACGTAGCTTCCATGCGCACAAAACGGTTTCCTGCGGGAGTAAGATGTCCGTTTTGAATTAATTCTTTGTTTGGAAATACCCGTTTACGAAATTCTTCCAAGCTTTTTATTTTAGCGTTCAATACCGGCAACGCCGTTTCAGCATCGTCCGTATTTTTAAGGTCAAGCGCTTTATTGTCTGGAACTTTAATACCAAAAATATTGGCAACTTGAGGTGTAATTTGTTGATCGTTAAGGGCCGTATCTATTTGCTGATATGCACGAGCCGCGCCTAATGACGTTTTACCGGTGCCAACAACAACCGTTTTTAAAGGGTCTTCAAGCAATTGCTGCGCTTGCTGAGTGCCTTGTTCAAAGCCAAGATTGTTTAATTGTTCTGACAATTTAGCTTTAAATGCTTCTTTCCTATCAGCAGCGGCGGCGATTCTTTCTGCGTTTATATTTTCTTCTGCTTGTGGCCCTAAACGTGTTTGAAAAGCGGTGAACCCTTTTTCCATTTCTGCACGTTTAACGGCCCGTTCTTTTTCTGTAGTGCCTTTAGTTAATGGAACCCCCGCTAACAAATCACCGGTTGTATCAACCTGCGCGTTGTATGGGGCAAGCTTGGCTCCAATAGCCAGCATCTTTTGCCAATCACCAGCTTGTGCGGCAGCGTCATATTGTTTCTGCAAAGCTTGTGCTTGTTTGTCAGACACCGGCAACGGCGCTTGTTTTAACAGCTTATCAAGTTGTTTAATCTGATTATCAACGGTCAGACTTTGTTGATACAGCGCTTGCGCAGCAACAGGGTTTACTGCGGCAACTTGCTGCATTTGCGTAGCTAACGCATCACTTTTTTCTTGCAACGCATCACGTTGCTGTTGCAACGCTTCGGGGTCTTTAAGCTGCTCACTTAGACGGTTAAAGTCGTTACGCAAAGCAGACGCGGTTTGTGTGTCACCTTGAGCTTCGGCATCTCTGATCTGCGTGTACAACTGCTGCATCGACTGTTGAACCGGCAGCGCTGATGCTTCCCCTTCAAACAACCGCCCTTGAGGGCCAACTGCTTGGGGGGCTTCAATCGCCGCTTGTTGTTGCGCGGCACGGGCTTGCTGAGCTTGTTGAGCTTGAGCGGCTTCCGCAGCCTGTTGCTGCTGTTGAAGCGCGGCTTGCTGCTGTGCAGCTTGTGCATCTCTGGTTTGCTGCAACTCTTGTAGTTGATCACGCGCTGCGCTGCGACCGCTGACTCCACCCACGCCACCAAACAACGCGCCGGGGCCAACAACCCCCACCGCCGTAGCAACATATTCTTTTCGTGCATCTGCATCAAAAAGCGACAGACCTGCTTGCCAACGCTCAAGCACGGCTTGCGCAGTTTCTGTTGGCATTTCTACTGCAACACCGGTAGCCGCCCCACGCCCAACCGTTTTAGCAAGGCTGCGTTCTGCGGTTTTAACCAGTTCAGCTTCGGCTTTTTCAACACCAAGTTTAGGTAACGCACTAGCAAAAAGTTTACCAACACCCAAACGACCCAACACAAAAGCTGTTTCAGCAACATCCAGCGCGGCTTGCGGGGCAGCAGCAGTTGCAGCTTTGCTGTAGTCTAGGGGTTTAGCTTCTTTAGCTTTTTCGTTTTCATCAACTTGGCGTTCGACGTTTGTTCCAACAAACGCCGGATATGACGCAGCCAACGCGCCCAAAGCCCCGCCACCAATCGTGCCTACCGGCCCCAAAGGTGAACCTGCCATTGCACCCAACCGCGCACCACTTGCTACAGCGCCCATCTGCGGCAACGACTCACCAATTTGCCCACGCCACATACCCAACAAAGAACTTAAGCCGCCACGTTCTTCAGGTTTTTCACCGCCAAACAGCCCATACTTTTCTTGGGCTGTTTGTACATCTTCCCAGCTAGGAGCTTTTGCAGTCTCCATACGCTTGGCTTGGGAGCGTTCAATACCCCGTTTTGTGGCTTCATCAGAGAGGCCGAACAGCGGAGCCGCAGCAGTTGAGTACGCAGACTTGAGGGACTCAAGACCAGACTTTACGCTTGGTATAAAACCTTCCTCCGCTTTTTTTTCATCTGCATACAGTTTGGGAAACTGATTTTTAGCAAGTTTTATAGCTTCATCATCAGACAACCCGCTAGGAATTTCAACATATTTGCCAGACGGCGTTTGTAAATACGGCATAGCGGTTCCAATCTTTTATGATGGGTTTACAACGCGACCTGCAATTTCGGCTGAACCCGGCTTTTTATCAAGTTGTACTGAGCTTGTAACAGTTGATGTACCCGTCAACCGATCTATTTCTGATTGATAAATAAGGTCTCTAATTTCTAGAAGGCTAGCATTTGGATACTTAGTTTTCCATGCTGAAAGTTGCATTGGACTTGCCACTACTTTGGAAGCATTATCAATAGCTTTATCCCGAATTGCTGGAGTAATAGCGTTTGGATTTTTAATGTTACGAGCAGTAGCCCTGTCTTTTTCCGCTTCTGCTGGAATACCAACGTCCGCTTGCGCAGTACGCAGTCTGGCTTCCGCAGTGCCAACCATAGCCTTAGTTAATGAATCTTGACGCAAAATGGCATTTCTTTCAAATTCTATTTGATTTTGTGCAGTCCAATGTCCTTCTTTGATTTTAAGTTCTCTTTCTTTATGCGCCATTTCACTAGAATGGTTAATAAAATCTATTGCCAATTTAGCGTCACCTTGTTCCATGCCCATCTTAGCGGTTTCCATACTAATCTGAGATTGAAGCATGGCACGTTTGGCTTCGTCATTGGTTTTGTTAAGCGCCGTGACTTTAGCAGCGATGTTTTTACCAGCCTTACCCGCGCCTTCAGCAAAAGTGCGGGAAGTAAGGAACTCTGATGCCGCTTCTAACAACGCAGCACCTTTGTCACTATCAGCCATTGCTTTAGGCATACCCAACTGCTTGACCGCTTCCGCAATACTATCAAACCCAACTTGACGCCGAGCGTTCATCGCGTCTAAATATCCAAGCCCAGAAGCTTGTTTGGGGGCCGGTGGCCCCGCCTCTTCCGGCGCTACAGCGGCAATACCTTGCGGTGCTGAAGCAGGGGCGGCAGCTTTTGACGCGTCTATGTTTGCTTGCATCCGCGCCAGTGCGTCAGGGTTAGCGTTCAGCAATTCCAAACCACTTTTTGGAGTTGCGGCGGGTGTGGTGCGTGGGGCGTTGTTTGTAACAGTGCGAGGAACGTCGCTGCTATCTTTTTGACCCGCATTTTTAGCAAGCTGCTCTGTAGATGCAGACGGCCCCATATTAAAAGGAGAAATCCGCCGAGCCATGTCCCGCGCTTGTTGATCATCAATTTGCTTACTTTGAACTAGCTGACTTAGTTCTTCTTGAGTAGGCAACCTACCATTTTTAAAGTCCGATGCCGCACCCGCTTCCGGGCTATAAGTAAGACCGCCAATGTAAGGCGCAGCCCTTCCTGCAAAAGACCCTATACGGCTTAACAAAGATGGTGCGGCGGCTGAGACCGGAGGTGTAATAGACGCAGCAGCTTCTGGAGCAGCACCTGTAAGTGCTCTATATTTTGCCAGTCTTTCTAACATTTCTTTTCTACTGTTAAAATCAGTAGGTGTCCTACCGTCAAACATATCTGTTTGCGTACCCGGAACTTGCCCCATGTTTTGAAAGTGCTTCACGTCCCCACCATCAGCGTAACCGATGATGCCACCTTCGGCGGCTTGCACCACGTCGTTCATGTTATCGGCTTTAAGCGCAGCGATGCCGCCTTGATCTTCGGGTATTGGCACTGCATCTTGACGCCCCTCCATCATCCGGTCGATGACAGACTTGCCTTGATTCTGTGCAAGCTCACCCTGCGCTTGAATCCCTGACGCGGCAGTGTGGTTTTTTATTGCTAGCGGCAACGCTGCGGCAGCTACCCCCGGAGATATCTCGCTGGGCCGTTGGCCTTTAACTATGGCATCCAAGTCTTTAGGAGACATCGTCATGGCAAGATCGTATTGCGTTTGTATGGGCATCCCACCGGTAATACCACCACCCGCAAAGTGTTGAACAGCCCCGCCTTCTTTATACCCTTTGATCACGCCGCCTTCTTTAGCGCCTTTCACTAAATTACTTATGCCAGCCGCGCCCAAACCGTAACCCATAATCTGATTGGCAAGAGGTGGTGCGGCTTGCGCGGTTTGCGTAGTGGTAATCCCACCGGTCGGAGTGCCATGCAGAATGTCTGACATGAACCCCATTTGCTGATACGGATAGTTCTGCCGGTTCAAGAAATCTTGATACGTGTTAGTCAAGTTTTGCTGGTTCAACGCTTGCTGTTGAGCGCCAGCCTGTTGCTGCGCTCCCGCGATACCCATCTGCTGGTTGTATTGATTCTGACCCAACTGCCCCAGAGTTCCAGCCGCAGTGTTAGCTTGACCGTATCCTTGCAGCCCTTGTGCGGCGGCAGTTTGCATGTTTTGATTAGCGGTATTGTAAGCTTGGTTGTACGCACCACCAACAAGCTGGTTCTGCGCCAGCATCTGATTCTGTTGGTTGAGGCTGTTAGCCAGCGTCGCACGGTTACCACCAAACGCACCACCTTTAGTGGCTGCACCTTGTTGCTGCTGACCAGCAATACCATACTGTTGGTTAAGCAACTGCATTGCCGGATTCAACGTATTTTGCAAATACGGATTCATATATCGAGCAACAGCACTGGGATCAGTGGCCTGTTGTCCATATTGTTGACCCGCCATTATGCTACCAAGACCGGAAGCATTGGCTAAGTCGGTGCCTTGGCCTAGTTGCCCCGCAGTCTGCATACGGCCAATACTGCCAAACGCTTGCTGTTGCATGGGCGTAAAGTCAGCAACACGCTGTCCCGTATATTGTTGATACGGGTTTGTATTAACATCTGTCAGCGCTTGTGCTTGACCCAGAAGTTGTTCGGAGTACGGTTGTGCCCAAACTGGTAAATTAGTCTGATTGACTGTTTGGCTTGTTGGTGCCGGTGCTGGTGAGCTTCCGCCTTTACCCATGCTGTTCTCCTAATCCTGCTTCAGCAGCAGGAAGTTCAAATGTTTGCCACAACGGTTTATGCCCGTCAGTTTTAAATACTTTCGCCCAACCAAGACGGGCCGTTGCTTCAATTCCATCGCATTTGCTATCACAAGCCCACGCCTGTAACAGTTTCAACATCGGGTCTTTCCACTCATCCAGATCAACGCCACCGCAGAACGTCATGCACAAAAACTTTTTGCGGGGGTATGTAACGTAGTTGGTTACAACCGCACCTTTGATCAGCGTGTCTTCAAACGCTATCCACAAGTGATGCTCATAGTCTGTGAGCGCATCCAGAATATCCCCAGCTTCATATCTGCCATGCGTATACTCAGCCGCCCCTTCCAAATACTTTTCAATTTGGGGCCAAAACTGAGTAACCATTGCTGGCGGCACTAGGCTGACTTGTATCATGCAGGTATGAACTTTGCAGGGTTAATTTGTTTGCCTTGCTTCTTGTTGCCGGTTCTTGCGTGACGAATCTTGTCCATCATAGCGTAAAGCTGCTTTGCTCCCGCGTCTGTGGAGCCATTACCAAGGTGCGAAACAACATCAGCGGGTATGACAAATTCGCCTTGGGCAAGCGCGGCGCGTTGTGGTTTTGGCCCTTTAATCACAGCGGGGATTGAGTCTGACATGCCATCCCCCGGCCCTTGAAGCAGTTTACCACCAGCCGCATACTCCCCACCAAGCGCCGCGATACCGCCCTGTGCCATTCTGGTGTAGGGGGCTTCTAGCGAGGGGTTGGTGCCGCTTAAAGAAGCAATCAGTTCTTGCAACGCCCGATCCCGATTGAGCATGTCTGCGGAATCGTCTTCGTATGGCCCCCCGCGTACGGATGAGCTTTTAGGGACGTAAGACCCTTTTGCCATGCCTTTGATTTCCCCGCCTTCAGCGGAATAGTGCGTGATCTTTGGGGGGCCATACGTTCCCGTTTTTTGATCGTATACGTAAGAATACCGATCTCCGGGTGAACCCGCCATTGGGTTATTAGTTAAAGGCTTTGGTTGCATTGCATCGGCAATCGCGGGGGCAGCGGCGGCACCAATTTTCCCCATGTATTCTCCAGCAAATGTGCCGGGATCAACTGTCTGTGCGCCTTTAGCCAGTTGATCCAAACTTGACATTTTTGCTGTTTGGGCTTGAATGTCTGCTGCCTGTTGTCCAAAAGCTTGATTAGCGGCTGGCATTGCTTGCTGAGTTAACTCAGCGGTTTGTTGACCTGTTTGCGCTAGGATGTCTTGAGGAACGTCATACGGCCCCATATTTGTAGCCATATTATTAGCAAGTTGTTCAGGGGGCTGCAACGCCTGTATACCAGCGTTATTAACAGCCCCAGCGCCTTCAGACATTAAACCCCCGCTTAGTCCCGCCCCGCCATACGCGCCAAGCCCTGCCGTAATACCTTCACCAATGCTACCAGTACGCGCTGCTTGAAGTCCGCCAATCCCCGCGCCGATCATCCAAGGTGCAACCCCCGGTAGCAACAGTGACGCCCCAACGCCAAGTAGCGTTGGCAACATCTTATCCAAAAACCCCGCTTCTGGAAGGCCCGTGTGCGGGTTAAGCGTCAAGGAACCACCTTGCGACATAGCAAGATTCTGCATTGCCCCTACTTCGTTAGGGGTCATGTGGACAAGCATTTTGTCGTTGCCACGACCGAGCGATGCGATGCCTTGGGCGATGTCTTTCATAGGTGCCTCAAAAGGGTAGGTTTTGTCAATAATATCATGCGGGTAGTGCTGACACAAAGGACAGCGTAGCGATTACAGAAGCCGTGGTTGGGCGGGTGGGGCTTGTTCCAGCGGCGTAATATTGCAGGGAAACTTGAGCGTCATCCGTAGACCACATTAATTGTAAGTAGTCCCCAGCATTAAGCTGGACAAAGTAGTTCCAAGCCGCAATGGTATGTCCGTTTACACCACCGTGTTTATTAGGCACCGAAGTGATGCTGTTAGAACCAACCACATCCGCACCGTTTACACGTATCCAGGCATTTGCGTCATGTATTTGGGTATCGACGTTCTCAAACTGACCAGACCATTGCAGGTTATAAACCCCACTGTTAACCACAGTTATCTTAGAGCTACTTACCATAGACACATCGTTGGAATAGTCTGTGACGTTAAACGTCATTATGGTTGCGGTATTAGCAGTAGCGGTTTGATCAACGCCAGACTGAAAAGCACCATAAGGGAACCTGACGTATTTCCCACCGCCACCACCTGTGCCTAGCAACAACCCCAGAGCGTTATCCAGCGTGTTGAAATACCGGCGAAGGTCAGCCAGTAGCTGGTTCTGATAGCGTTGCTCATACTGTAGCGGCCCAACCGGTAAGTTGGGAGCCTTTGGGGGCAGCAGGGTATTGGGTGGGATAGCCACGGTCAACGTCTGCCGTCAGGTCTGATATCAATTCTGGTTGCACCCAGTTGCCAAGCCACTCCGATATCGCTTGAAAGAATCTTAAACGCCATTTGACGACCACGTATCCGCGTGTAAACCTGCCCAGTGAAAAGCTGGACAACATAGTTGTGGACAAGTGGGTTTGAGTAGTTGTTACCACTGACCACTGTGGGTACGTTGCCAACTCCATAAGCAGTGCCTGAGTTTTGACGCGGCCTGACCGATATAGTCAGTTGCGGTGCAGCTACTGTAGACCCGTCAAACGTAACGTCAGGCAGCATCCGGTTTACAAACCCAAAGTTATGCCCGTCTCCGATATCAAAGTCTGAAGACTGCACGTAAGATTCGATAGGCTGAAGCACCGACAGTGAACCGTCATCCGTCCCGTTCTCGTGATACATGACTTGGTTTGGCGTATTGTAAGTCACAGCCAAATATTTAATGTGTGTTGCGGCGGTTGATGCAACCTTTGTAACCGGATTATTCGCCCCACGAACACAGTTCTTGATGGTATTCCCATCTAGTGAGGTATGACCTGTGTAGTCTATGTATTCAGACTCAATCAACAAAGTTCCTGAACTTGGGTAGGAGTAACCGTTTATGACGGTAATGCTGGTTTGAGTAGCCGTGATATCTTGGTCTAAATAAGTATTCTGAACACTAAAAGCGCCCATAGGATACTGCCGTAAAGAAGAATCCAACCATGCCGTGCGGTTAATGTTGCCGTAATACCAAATCTGTTCCAAATGGTTATAGACCACATACCGGTCATTTACCGGACTACCAAGGGATGGATACATCCACCAGACTTCGTTAAAACCTTCGTTGGTTCCAGATACGATTTGATACGCTTGATCTTGGTTTATGTTGTTGAATACATATTGCCGCAAGGTGCAAGGAAGCGTATCTACGCGGCCTGTATATACATAGAACTTATCTACACCCATCCAGAACGTCTGGTTGTTTACTGAAGCCACAGCATTGGGTGAAATGATGGAGGTGTTGTCCATCAACTGGTTGAAGCCCCAGACATAGGGTGGCCCCAGATACTGCATACTGAATAACGCAGCGTCCGTCCAAATCAAAACTTCTTGCTTAGAAGTCCTAGCGGTAACAATCGTAGAACCACCTTGCAGCCGATATTCACCCGCTTGGTTGGTTGTAGCCGGAACCCATTCATACGGGTCTTCTTGATCAGACCACCTTACAAGCATTGGGTCAAATGTTGTATTTGAATCTCCGGGCGTATACGAGTTAGCCCCAAACGCTATAACAAACCTCTGAACATCGGACGCTATAACCGCCAACGTGGTGTTCGGCACATAAGCATAGTTTGCATAGGAAGCATTTTGCGCCGCTTTTTGCAACGTGATACCCCTTGCATAAGAAGAAGTGTCAGCAGCCCAGTAGTAAATAGCACCGCCACGCGGAGCAAAGATCAGGTCTTGACCAAAGTTATCGGCAGACCAAAGGCGTAGCTGTGTGCCAAGACTATTAGCAGAAGCTGACGCAGCGCCCCAACCGTAAGCGGAAGTCCCAGACGTTTGATTTGAATATTGTCTTACCGTAATACCGGCAGCGTGTTCTGTTCTTGGAGATTGAGTAGTGCTGCTAGTTGCTGGTCTAGTGCAACCGGTAAAGGTATTAGTAGAAATACCGGTGTAGGTAATGATTTCAGCTTCAATTATGATTGTTCCGGCAGGGGAAGGAAACCCAGAAACCGAAGCTACGGTAATAGATGTGGCAGTAGCAGTAATAGCGGACGACAAGGTTGAACTAGCCGCGCCGTAAACAACACCATTCCACGGGCCTGTTCCCCAACCGTTACTGGTTGAGTATGTTGCATTACCAGCATTGATTTGGTAGCTAGCAGTAACGCCGGAGCCTCCTCCAGTAGTGGTGGAAGTAGCCGCAGTAGAGCTTATGATGGTGTAAGTATTTCCATCGGGCGTGGAAATGATTTCATATTCGCCATTTAAGGTCAGCCCACCAGCCGCCGTAGCACCGGCAAAAGTAACCCAAGTGCCGGGGGATGCTCCATGTGCCGTTGCTGTTACGGTAACTAAGTAAGAACCAGAAGTCATTGAAAAGGGGGCCGCACCAAGGGACACTGGAGAAGCCGGAGTCAACGGGGTAATGTCGTAATACTTGCCACCATTTTCAACATAGTATTTCTGATTGGTGCCGATACCGTTTACATTAGCGTAAGCCAGCGTAACCCAGTTACACATATCCCTGTTTACACCCACGTAGGTATACGCAACGCCGTTATTAAGAGCGGCAAGGTTAGTCCAGCCACCAATCTTCTCAGGTTGACCAGAACGGAATCTGATCTTGTCAGACTCAAACCACCCACCTTCATTGGCATAAGTGGTGGATTCCCGGTTAATTCCGGGCTTCAATTGTAGTTTCTGTAACGGCATCTTATGCCCCTAAATATACGGCGCGTTCGTCTTTTCGACGAGTAACGAGGCCCGGAAACACTTTACCCCCTGCCTTCGTATACAGCAAGAAGCCGTCCGCAGCACCCTCAAATTCACCCCTATTGTGCTTCATGCGGATGCCTGACCGCTGCAACCCACCCAGACCTAAATTAAACGAAAAGGATACAAGTGCATCAAAGCGAGGCTGAGTAAGGTCAGTAGGACATAGTCTGCAAACTCCAGCCTCAAACCTTGCAAGGTCTTTTTTAAGTAGCGCATGAACTTCCTCCAGTGAGAGGGTCTTGTTCCATTCCGGTGGCAACGACTTCCCATCCCCAATCAAATGCCCGACACCCACTGTCCATAGGCCAATGCAGTCCTGATAGGGCTTACGCCTGACCCCTTCGTGGTGGCACAGCATCTCAATGGCTTTGTCGGAGACGTTCACTTACCAAACGCCCTAGTGCCAAAATGGAAAGCAACAATGGACGCCCAAATTGTTTGCGTGTCGTCATCCCAAAGCTGATCCAACGCCACGTTGAATTCCACGCCAGTTTTGAAGGCGTAGATGAAGCCAAACACCTCAACGAACACAAACATGATGAACATGCCGTAGGTGATGGCAGGACGCACCATAGCCCTCGCATTGATCACCCAAGTGCTTGCCCCCTGACCCAAAGCTATGTCGTGCGCGTAGAGGCTCTGGCGCTCTTGCATGGCGGTCTGGCTGTTCGTTACGTCAGCGTTGATCTGAATCTGTTCGGTCTGGATATGCTCAATGCGTTCCTGAACTTCAAGACCAGCTTTTTTCAGCGCCATTTCCCGTTCGGTCTGCATCTGCGCCAGCGTGACTTCATGCTTCTTGTCAGCACGATCTTGAAAGAAATCCAGCAGTTTCGGCACACCACCGGAGAGGAAAGAGATTACGGTAGTCAAAAGGGTAAACATTATTTTTCATTCCTTTTGTTCCAGAGTTCAAATAGCGTTTTAACCTTTTCCTCCAACACCGCTACACGCAGATCAATTTTTGATAGCACAATGATTAGCGTAATTAATGCAAGGAGGATGGGCCAAGCCTTAACCAGCATATCAAAAGTATCCATTATGCGGTCGGCCCTGTAACAGTGTTGGAATTGGAAAGGATATTTGAGTTACCGGTTATTGCATTACCTGCGGCACCACCAGCACCACCACCAGCGTTACCAAGGTTACCTCCTGCACCACTAGCTCCCGCATTTCCCGCAGTACCGTAGCCCCCGTCACCACCCGTGCCACCGTAAAAAGATTGCGTTCCACCAACCCCACCAGCACCTCCTGCTGAACTATTACCGTCCGAACCCGCAGAACCGCTAGTCGCAGAGCCATAACTTGCTGATCCGCCACCGCCACCCGTTCCGGTATTGGCCCCGCCGCCACCGCCACCGCCACCAGCAGTGCCATAAAAAGCATAAGTAGAGCCACCGCCACCGCCACCGCCACCGCCACCGCCGACAATTGAACCTGAACCTGTAATGGTTACAGAGTAACTAGCGGTTAAAGCAGGGCCACCATCTGTTCCAGCACCACCGGGGTTAGCCCAAGGAGTTGATTGATATGCAGCCCCGCCAGCACCGCCAGCACCGCCTTTACCAATAATTTTTCCATTATTATTAATAGTGATGGAGCTGCCAGAAGGCCAACCAGTGCCTGTATCAAGCGCGTACGTTGAAGTGCTTGTGGAATAGACATTAATACCAGAATTAATAGTAAGAATAACGGCAACAGGAACGCTTGGGGAACCAGCAGCAGTAAAAATATTGTAGTTGCTTGTGTCCGCAGAAATAGTCAATGACACTGATGGTATTCCACCGCCTACAAACATATTCATTATGCCGCTCATTAACTGACTCCAGAGCCAGAGATAAACCACGTATCGGTACCCACTTTAAGCAATGTCGCAATGCCTTTGGTAGCCACAGTCCGATTTCCGGTATTAGTAGTTCCGGCTTGATACATCGTGATAGACGTAGTGGATATTGTGATTGAAGTCGTGCCGTTGTTTACGATGGTCAATGCAGTGCCTACGGGGAAAGCCACCGAAGCATTGGTTGGAACCGTAATAGTTTGAGTTCCAGAGTTTGCGCTATAAACGTGTTTGCCGTTATCTGTCAAAGCAAGCGTGTAATTACCGGATTGAGCATTTTGTGGGATGTTTAGATAACCTACAGAAAATGCCGTGGTGCCATCAGAGATAGTCGATCCGCTAGAAAGCGTTGCAACACCTGAAAGAGCGGCTGGCGCGGTAGAAGCCCAGTTAGTCCCATTAGAGGTAAGCAAGTTACCAGAAGCACCGGGGACAATTGGCGTAAACCCTGTGCCGCCAGAATTGCCCGTGTAAACAGCATAAGCTGTCAGTGAAGAAGCCCCAGTACCACCAGAGGCTACCGGCAAAGCAGCGCCTAGCGTCAATGAAGAGAAGTAGTTAACAGCATCTACGATATTGGTTCCGTCACAATACAGGATGGCTTTAGTTGAAGCTGGAACAGATATACCCGAATAACCTGTGGGCCTTACTGTAATTGCGCCAGTAGCACCGTTAAAAATTATATACAACTTGGTTTTGCTGGCTGGAACTTCTAAGAATGTGCTGGCTCCACCTGTCCCAGTAACAGTAATAACCATGTTACGAGCCGTTCCAGAAGCGCCATTAGGCATCGTTATAATTGTGGTTGCACCCGTAGTAACCGCCGCTGCGCCGTACCCGCAAATAGACTGTTCAAACAGGTTACCCAAGTTGTTATTGGTCGTTGTTCCCCAAGTGCCGGATTGATCGCCAGCGCCAAGAAGCTCAATTCCAAGATTTGTACTGTAAGTAGAAGCCATTTTTAATCCTTTATGCTGCTATTGGATACCAAGTTGTTGTCTCTGTTGTGTCTACGTTAGACCAAGTTACCGGTAAGTCTGGACGAGACAACGTAATTATATTTCCTGATATGGTTGTAGCTGCTATAGCGCCACCACTAAATGCACCACAATCTTCGTAAGTAACCGTATTAAGGACATCCGTCCAATTAGCCGTTTCCGCCGTATCTATATTTGCCCACGTTCTGACCGTTCCAGCCGTTCCCGTTGCGGTGTTACCCGTAAGCGCAAGTGTCCTAGAATGAGCTACAGAGCCAACAGACCCTGTGGCAGTTACGGCAGTTAGTGCTGGGCCATGTGCAACCGCTACTGTTCCTACAGACCCGGTTCCGCTCACTGCGGTAAGCCCAACGGACACCGAAATTCCAACTGTGCCTACTGAACCTGTGCCGGTAACGCTATCTTCTTGTTCTACATCTGAGGCTACAACCGTTCCTACGGAACCTGTGCCGGTAACGCCAGTAACTTCTTGGGTATGCGAAACCCCAATGGTGCCTACTGAACCTGTGCCGGTAACCTTTGTAATGGCTTGAGCGTAAGAAACAGACCCGACAGACCCTGTTCCTGTGTTTCCTGTAACTGCTTGGGTATGAGAGACCCCTACCGTGCCTACTGAGCCGGTTCCGGTAACCGCAGTTATACCTACGGTTGAATCTACCGCATCATCAGCAAAGGCGGCAGCGGATAGGGACTCAAACCCAAACATGGTTTACGCAGCTTCTACCGGTTTTTCTTCAGCTTGTTTAATGGCTTCGACTTGCGGTTGCGCTTGGATTTGTATTTTGCCAATCAATCCAGCTACTTGAGCATACGACATTTGGCTCAAAGCCTGAAGCACACCATTAACTTCCGCTACATCCAGTTCCAGCTTAATCATTACTTAGCCCCTATGGGTTGAGTGGTTAAAAGACGCAAAATAACGATGCCCACCGAGATCGCAATCCCGACAAACATCTGTGCTACCGGCGTCATCGGCAGCAAACCTATATAGCCTTGCACGATGGACAAGACTGCGATGATGATCGCATACCAGACGGTTTTGCTTTTAAGCAGTTGCATCACGCTGCTGCTTGTTGCAAAGGCGTCAAATCTTCCGTAGTCCAAAAGTCTTTGGCAATCATAATTTTAAGGTGTTCTTTATTGCGGCTAAGGCAATCAGCCCAATCTGCATCAGTCATGCGTTCCGGCTTACCTGCATTAATCAAGTTCACCGAATCCATTGCCGCGCTGTAGTGTTGCGCGATTTGTGCTGCTGTTGGTTGTTCAATATCCATTTTTTTTTCCTTTACGGATGCGCTGATTTGTATGCGTCAAATTCGGCTTT